AGGAGAGAAAGTATAGGGAGAGTATGAGCGACCCGATAGAAACGACACGGGCGGCACTAGGCAGTATCAAAGAAGCAGTCAAGGTCGGGCGCGAAATAAAAGAAACAGCTAGGGAGGTCAACACCTTCCTAGACGAAGAAGCAAAGGCCCGTGTAGCGTGGAAACGCAAGCAACAACAGATGATGCGTCGCGGCGACATGGTATGGATGGAGGCCGTAGACGAATACAGGATCATCCGTCAGATCAGGGATGCCGAACAGGCCATGTATCGGGATGTGGAGCGCGAGTTCGGACGCTCTGCTGTCTCAGAAGTTAAATCTCTTATAAACCAACTACGAAAAGACCATCGTGAGTTAAACGATGAGTTCTACCGCAACCGTATGCAGGCAAGACGGGAGTGGGGTGGGATTCTTATTCTCAGCGCGGTGGTCTACGGAATTCTAAAAGCAACGGGAGCAATCTGATGTTAAGTCTGTTATCTACACTCGGCGGTCTACTTATCTCCGGCCTACCTAAAGTCTTAGACTTCTTCCAAGACAAGGCAGACAAGAAGCACGAAATGGAGCTGGCTCGTGTGCAGACTGAGCGTGAGCTTGCTCTTGCAGAACGTGGGTTTATCGCCCAGCAGAAGATCGAGGAGATCAGGACAGACCAGATCGCCATGCAGTCCGAAGTCAAGATGACCGAGGCAGCTCTGGCTCACGATGCAAAGATTCTAGATAAGTCCAGCAAGTGGGTCGTGAACTATGTCGGAACCGTCCGTCCTACCGTCACATACATCCTGATCCTAGAGCTGGTTGCAATCAATATGTGGATCATGTGGCACATTTTCTCTCTGCCAGGCGTTATCAATAACATCGACGACGTTCTCAAGTTTGCCGATGTCGTGTTTTCTCAGGACGAGATGGCTATGCTCGGCGGGATCGTTGGGTACTGGTTTGGATCGCGGGGCTGGGCTAAGAAGTGAAAATCAGCCACAAGTGCTTAGAGATGATTAAGCACCACGAGGGAGTTCGGGTTAAGCCTTACCGCTGCCCGGCCCTCTTGTGGACTGTCGGGGTGGGCCACGTTATCGACCAAAACCACATAAAGGTTCCGTTCAATGACCGCAAAAATTTACCAATTCCCGACGGCTGGGACAGAGTTTTATCAATGGCAGAGGTGGATGACATCCTTGCAAAAGACTTGGCTACATTTGAACGAGGAGTGCTACGACTTTGCCCTACTGGCCTCACTCAAGGCCGCTTCGATGCCCTTGTTAGCTTTTCATTCAATGTCGGACTCGGAAACCTCCAGCGAAGCACCATCCGTATGAAACACAACCGGGGGGAGTTTAAGGAAGCCGCCGAAGCCTTTATGGCGTGGACTAAGGCTGGGGGTAAAGAATTGCCTGGTTTGGTTAAGCGTCGGAAGGACGAAGTTTCTCTCTACTCATCTCAAGAATCCGATCCTTCAACTCCTCAGTCAGAGTAACCCCGTTCTTCTCCTCAAACTGATCCAGCCACTTTCTCCTCTCCGCTTTCGTCCTCATCTTCAGCACATGGCGAGCCAAGCCCTCTATCTTCGCTTCGTGCTGGCTCATCATAATCTGTAAGATTTCCTCTCTGGTCGCAGAAAACTCACCTGTGTCTGGCGTATTCGCCGTGAAGAAGCTCTCTTGCTGCTCTGACCGCTCCTGCCGCAGCTTTCTTAGAAGTAAACCGGCCGATATAAGTTCTTTTGCCATTCGTGCAGATATGTGCCTCGTAAACCCCTTTTTTTCGCTCGTAGACGCCTTTTATGTTCGTCTTGGTATGGTGGTAGCGGCGAGCGTTCCAAAGGTTCTGAGAGCAAATTACAGCCCTTAGATTGGATAGTCGATTATCGTCCTTTTTCCCGTTCTTGTGATCCAGCATCTCGGGTAGAACCCCGTGATGGTAGAGCCATACAAGTCGGTGGGCTAGGTAGTACTTCTTAAATATAGCAATTCTTGTATATCCCTTTGCGGTGGGAGACCCAGCGGGTTTGCCTGCGTACCGCTTATTCCACATCTTGTAAGCATTGACACGCTTAAAGTCCTCCGGCGGTCTGTTGCGCCAAAACAACACTCCGCGCTTGTATATAAACAGCCGCCTTACAAAGTCCTTATCCACGTTTGTCGTAGTTTTGGATGATCCTCAACATATCCGGCGGACGCCACCCAGAAGGCTTCTGAATTTTCCCGTGGTCGTCCCGCAACACAGTCCCCAGCTCAGGATCGACTTTTCTTAAGTTTGTGATCGTGACCGCATCCCAGCCCTGATCGACGGGTAAATCCATCACCCTTGCCAGCCCTATAAGCACCCAAATCGAGTCGCAAATCGCATCCAAAGCATCCGCTTTTGCCATTTGCTCATCCTGGAGATTCTCGGCGGCGTGGTAGTCCGACATCGCCTGCTCAAGCTCGGCAATCTCCTCCCGCACCAAATCTAGGTAAAGCGAGACCTTCTTAGGGTCTGGCCCATGTCCAGCCGCTTTCATAAAGGCATCTACATCGTAGAAGATACTCATGGTCACCTCAAAATGGTAAGTCGTCTGGTATTTCGTTAAAGTCCGGAGTAGTGAGTTTAGGCTTTTTCTCTCGCGGCTCTTGGACTTTCAGGCTTAGAAACTTACCTGACTTTCCTTCCTTTACCCATGCCGCAAGCTCGTACTCCTTGCCGTCCACATTGATCTTCCCCTTGTAGGTCGGAGCCTTCTCGTTTGGGGATTCGTTCTTAAACAATACTCCAGAGTTTGTATAGTCCATTAGATCACCTTATAAGCTGCAAATCGTTTTCCGTCTTTCTCTACGATCATCGTGGATATGTTATGCCCACCATCCCGTAGCTCCTTCACCCTAGCCGCAAGCCTGAAACACCCGCAGCCTTGCAAAGCATCTATCGCGGTGACCCAGCTTTGTTTGGCGTTTTGCAACACCCACTCGTTCTGACTCATAAAGCCTCCTTGCTTAGTAAATACAAGCCCCAGTTACTTGCACAGTAACCACCCCACACAATCGTCATGGCCCAGTTTCCCTTGATTGCAAAATCTACAGCTATCGCGCCGTAGATAAACATAACAACAAGGATCAGCCACGACGCCATTCTAGCCACCCTGATAAAAGCATTACAGCCATAATAAACAGCCAAAATTTCAGCGGCCCTAAAGAATCCCAATCCACCACAAATACAGTCCAGTTCATTCTTCATCTCCCGATGCTCGTCGCATCAATTGGTACTTCACAGCCTCTAAAACACCCACCACAGCCGCCACCGGCATCTGCTCGCCGTAGGTATCTATAACCTCATAGATTTCCTGCGCCAAAGCCTCTACCAGAGCTGTGTTCATTCACACTCTTTCGCCACGTTAGCCAAAAAAGCCTGAACCTTCTCTAGCATCTCGTCTAGATCCGATTGCTTGGGTTCAAACCGCACGATAAAGAGCTGCTTTGAATCCCTGACCCTATTATCAAAACTGATAAAGTCCACCCACTTCCTGCCGGTACACAGCAGTTGGCACATCATCTGTCGCTTGTATTGCGTGGGGACTTTGCCTTCGCTTTTGTAGCGGAGGTGGGTTGAGGTTCTTGGGCATTTGATCTCAATGAGTCCATCTTCGACCAGTCCATCAGGAGACGCGCCAAAGAACGGGATCGTTGGGTGGAGCCAAAACCCAGTTTGGGTGACAAAGTGCCCAGTATGGGCTTCATAGGCAGCTCGGGCGACGGGTTCCATTTCGGTTCCTCGTTGCATATCTGCGTTGATGTACGAATCTTCTGCTTTTTGGGTTTCACGTTCCGCTACGAGCTGCCACAGATAGTTCTGGTAAGCCGCCGTGGTTTCAGCGGCGCAGACGTCATTGGCTCGCGATGCTGTCACGCACCCTAGTCGTGCTTGGAGCCATTCCGGAGTGCCTTGTAATATCTCTTTGAAGTCTGTCATGTAACCGCCTCCTCGCAGTTATAAGTTCAGTTTCTAAACGGTCTACCGACATCCGCAACTTCTGGGCCACAGTATGTTGCAGGTGGTATGGATACATTATAAACCTGTATTTCAAGACCCGCCGGGATAGTTCGGGTAATTCCCTAATGGCGTTCTCAAGTAATTGGCCGTCTATCATGTCCGGTTCAAGTCTAGGCTCTTGGCCCTCCCAGACATCATCGGACTCGTAATTGCCCTCAGCGGAGGCGGCGCGGTCTCGGACTTCTGGCCCGATATGGCCCCAGGCGCAAAACCAAGCCCAGTTCTTTAGTCTATCTTCGGAAACCATTGCTCTGCGAGTTCTGGCCTATTTTCTACGATCCAAGGTTTTGCGTCCTCGATACATTTCTTTCCATCCCTACCAACCGTAGCACTTCCAACGTGGTGAACGTAGGCGGTGCTTATAAAGTGTCGCAAACCTTTTGCGGTCATGTCAAGGCATTGGATGTCGTCCGAATACCAGTTGATCGGCGGGAAGTCTATCCAGGCGTTTTTGTGGATGTAGGCGCAGATGGGAGCAATGATGTCGGTCTCGATCATCGCCTTTTCGGTCTCAAACTTGAAGAAATCCATCCTGCCTTGTCCGATACGGATATTTTGGTATCCTCTCGCGTAATCGCTACGGCAGGCGACCCAGCCGAGGGGGATGCTTTTACCTTTTAACTGAGAAACATTCTCACTTAGCGTCTGCCAGGTCGTGGGGGTGAACACAATATCGTCGTTGCAACACACGACCTCATCGAACTCCTGAAAAGCCCGTTTCATTACAAAGTTGTAGGCATCTCCAAAGTTCGTGGCCTCGTTTGTAAGGGTTACAGTCCGGTGTCTGGGAAAGATCATGCTAGACCCAGACAGGAACACGACAACATCCTGCGGAACGTAGGAAGTAACGGAAGCCGCCAAGGTTACAAGGCAGTCTCCCTTAACAGTCGCAATGGCTATGGCTTTAATTTTTGATACTCCTCTGCTCTGTGGCCTGCGTGTATGGATAGCAGCCCGTTTCCGAATAGCGGCTTGTCGCACTTATTTACACTAAAACCTGTTTTCCACAGGACGTATTGCAGGGGAATCTGATCCTTTATCCCCCACTTTAATATCTCGCGCCACCACATCTCATCCAACCCAACCACGGACAGATTTTTAGTGTTTCTACAGATAATTCCTGCGGAGGTCATGCCGAAGTTTCTTGGCATCCCGTTTTGCTCGTAGTCCCGCATCTGCTCCATGATAGGTTCAGACCTATATTTCCTCATGTCGTGAGCTTCTTCGGCCTCATCATAAATACATTGCCTCCAGGGGTGGTCGAACATGGCCCACGAGTCTTTGGCTTGGGAACATAGGTATTCGGCAAAGTGCTCGCTTCTGATCTGCACCGACCCGTCTATCCAGATCGTGTAGTCGTAGTCATTCTCGACCCCACATATTCTGTGTAAAAGCATTTTGTAATACTTGGCCTGCAATCTTGGGTTATCTCCCAAATCCTCGTGCGGTTGTCGGAAGTGTAAGAACGTGCAATCTACTGACTGCATTGGATGGTTTTTCAGGCTGTCGTAGTCCCCGAAGATTGAGGTGTAGATCAAGACCTTCATATTCTTTTCCACGGGAATCTAAGGTAAGTCCTGCTGCGCTCTGATCTCAGCTTCTTCTGGTAGAGACCTTCATTGTTTGGCGTCCTGATGAGCTGGCAGTCAGCACTATGCTGTGTGCAGAGTATCGGAAGGGTAATCTCTTGAATCCCTGCGGAGTAAAACAACGCTCTTAGAAATGGGTCGTTATAACCGTAGTGTCCGGCAAAGTCCTCGTCATACCCGCCGACGCTCCAGTAGTCCTGGCGGTTGACCAGCATGGTTCCAGCCGTTCTAGGGCGATTGTGCCGCATGAACGAGTAGAACTTACCGCGCTCTAGTTTGGTGTCAATAATGGCATCAACTGACTCCTTGGAAAACGTCTGATCCATGTCGCAGAACAGTATCCATTCTGTCGGGCAAACCGCAGCTCCCAAGTTTCTAGCTCCGGGAATGTTCCACGGAATGTCTTTTTCTATCCGGTATATTGGAACATCTGCTTTTGGAGGAACCTCAGAACCGTCATCAATAATCTGCTTATAGATTTCTGGGTATGTACGCCACGCATCTATATGCCTGCCTAAGTGCTCGTGGTCGTTATAAAAAGTCAGCGAGATAGTAAACAACGCACTTCCTCTAGTAGTTCTTGTTCTGTAAATCCGTAGTGTTTTGGAAAACCCTTGCTTCCTAGTCCATGAACTCCAGTCTTACCTCTATGGTGCTCTGGGCAGAGTGGAAGTGTGTCGTAATGAGAACTGCGTCCCCATCCCTGCCCTGCTCGGATATGGTGGATTTCAGCAGGTGTTCCATCGTATCCCAATCTGCGGCAGACAATACAACCGAGTTCTGCGACTCGTGACAGGTGTTGTTTCTCATCTTTGGTCACTTAGGATTTTCCAAGCTGTTGCGGCACAGAGTGGGACTTGTCCATTCCCAAGGGCTTTAAGTCTGTCCACCCTAGCGGCCACCCCATCAGCCACTCTACCCACATCGGGTTCAACTGACCACCAACTTGAGCTGCCAATGGAACCTCGTTCCGACGATATTCCGACGGACATCCGCTGTCTTTCCACATCCTTGCTACTGGAGTCGGCCAGAGTCGCGGGTTGTTTACTTGATCTACTAATCTGATTTGAATTGGCTGTCCGTTCTCTCGATGTGTCTTGCCCTGTTTCAGCAGGCCAGAAGTCCCTCCGGCTCCCGTGTCTGGAGTTCGCCACAATCCAGATTCTTTCTCGTTTGTGGTTTGCTCCAACGCTTGACGCTCCCAGCACTCCCCACCGCGCATCAAACCCCATCGCGGCCAAGTCTCCGAGAACTCGGTCAAGTCCTCTAGAAACGAGCATTGGTGAGTTTTCCACGAACACGAATCTCGGTCGTACCTCGTGAATGATCCTTGCCATTTCTCGCCACATTCCTGATCGCTCTCCGTCGAGTCCATCTCCTTTTCCTGCGACTGAGATGTCTTGACACGGAAATCCTCCAGACACAACGTCAACAATTCCACGCCATAATCTGCCGTTAAATGTTTGAACGTCATCCCAAATCGGGAAAGGCGGGAGAAGCCCGTCGTTTTGTCTTGCAACAAGTACGCTAGCTGCGTAGGGTTCCCATTCGACTGCACAGACGGTTCGCCATCCGAGCAAATGTCCACCAAGTATTCCTCCACCAGCGCCTGCGAAAAGAGCCAACTCATTCACTAAGCCTCCTCGTTTGCTCAGAAAATGTAACCTCGTGTTCCAAAGCCCACTTTATAACTTTTTCTAGATATTGTGTAAATTCATCTTTACGAAGCTCTGCGGTGCTGGCCTCTATCATCTTCACGCTACCGTCTGGAAGCTCAATCATCCGCTCCGGCAGAAACAAAGCCCGCAGGTATTCGTGCCAGATGCTTGGCTCGTAATCCTTGCCAGGCACGACTTGTTCTGAAATGTCGGAGAGTATTGCCCAATAGTAACGATTCTGTTCTAGGCTTCTCTTAGGTTTTCTGATCTCCAGAACCATGCCGTCATCAGCAGTCTCCACGAGCTGCTTGGCAATTTCTCGGTTATTGGATGTAAGGATCACTTAATGTCATCCTCTGCCATCTGGCAAAAAATACCGCACTCGATCGCTTGCTCTGTCGGGTAATCACCAGCGTCTTTTGGCAAATCTGTGAGCCAAATTCGTTCGCCATTGTGTTTTAAAATTTTGGCGTTAATCTTTTTTTCCATCTCTGCCATGCGGTTGAATTGGTCTGGAAAATCAACTCTTATCTTGTTCCAGTAACCAAGGCCACCCTTTACGCATCCAATACAGTTATTGTTTTGGTAGCCAAGTTTATACATTACAGGCAGTTCAATGCCAGCCCTTTGTAGAATCGCTAAACAGTCTTGTTTTGTAAGACCTTTGTCTATCAGGATAGACCATAGGTTTACATCGTTATTAGCGTCTATAAAGCGATCAACTCGGTCTTGCTCTTCAACGGTGTATCCAAAAACTTGCCTGTCGCCAGGCCGCTCAAACTCCTTACGCATTTCTTTTTTTAGCAACCGTGTGCATGGAGCACCAGCCACACCAACTATATAACGAGTCTTTTCAAAAACCTCGTAAATGCTGCCGTTGTATTTCTCATTCCTAATAACCTTGATTTCTTGACCAAACCATTTTTCGCAGTCGTTTTTGAACCTAAGATTATCTGGGTGCTCTTCTTGGACATGGCAATACACAATTTCTAGCGGCGTTTCTTGCAAAGCTAGTTTTGTAGCCACAGCAGATGCAGCTCCACAAGAAAACCAAGAGATTGTTCTCATGCAGCTTTCATTGCCTGGCGCATGACTGCAACCTTAAAGGCTGGGAAGGAGTCAAACTGAGATGGGTCTAAACCGAGTTCTTTTCCTTTGGCTTCAATTCCGCTTGCGGTTTCGTGCCAAGGCTTCTCGTTTACGACATCTGGCAAAACGATGGTTAGCTCATCTTCCCAACGCTCTCCGCGCAACCAAGTAGCAGGGTAGGGAATAAACGCACCAGAGTTACGCATCCATTGTTCTGTACGACAATGCGATTGAATTGCCATTATCAATTTTGATAATTCTGGGCGAACAGTTTTCGTTTGTTGCCATGCTTTTCTAGCGTCAGCTTTAGCAACCTTCTTTGGATAAACCTTCCAAAACTCCTCAAACTCCTCCAAGTTTCACCTCCTAAAAGACAAAACCACGACCACTAGCAAAATTACATTTTGCCAGACCTGTAAGGAGATGTATCCCGTAACAACGGTACTCTAGGTGGCCTTACCCACGACTAGACGGATATAGCAGGTGTCGACCCTGGACTCCGTGGCTACTTATTCCACGGCCTCTATCCCATCCCCGCCTTCTTCAACACGCTGGCGTTTTGCGCGGCCAAAAGAAAAACCCCTTGGTAGAGACTTGGGCTTGACAGGCCAGCACGGAAAGCGGTGCGTGCATACAAGCCCCTACCGAGGGGTTCTATCCGCTTTCTAAGTGCCGGCTCGTCACTTCCGACACCGCTAGGATACCATAAGTCCAGGGAAGTTCAATGTTACGGAAATCAAAAACAATTTCGTAACTAATTTAGTTCTATAACTTTGACTGTCCAACCGTCTTTTAGCTTGCCCCAGCCGTGGATATGCACCTTCCAGCCTGACCGCACCATCTCTGGATAGTAGTCATTCTCAACTATCTTCTTCTGCCGCGCCGCAACATTACTGCGGCTAGTGGTCTGGACGGCCAAGGTTTCCCCATGCCCTATGGCCAGCAGGTCGATACACCCGAACAAGTCCTGCCGGATGCGGGCAAAGTGGTTCCAATGCTCCACAATCCACACGGAATAACCCTGCTCGCGTAGTAGTTTTAAGGATCGCTGTGTTGGACTCATCGTCGCGTTTATACAACACTTACAAAGTGTTTGCAATCTTATAAGACACTCTGTAATATCTGTCCTACGGCACTAACGCCGCAGCTCTGAGGAGGGCAAAATGGAAAACTACCAGCAACACGAGAAAGCGTTTCTCTCTCCACCAAGCAATTCGGTAGAGCGCGAGAAACTCCAGCAGTTCATAGCAGAGCAATACCGCAAGAAAGACGAGATGGAAAATATGCCAGGTGAGTGGACTCGCAAGCAAGAGTGTGAGTACGAGGACATTCTTAGCGAGATTCGTTTGGCAGAAAAAGAGCTGGGAGAGATGCTATGACCGGCGCAGAATATCACCAGCAGCAGTTAGAGCAGCAAGAGCAAGAGGATGTTGCTCACGGCATGAATCTGAATCACGGTCGTTTCATTGGTGTTGCGCGATTTATACGCGACAACGCAAAGAGCGAGCGCGACATTCAGGATGCCTTAAAATACATACTGAGAACGCTTGAAGATTACGAACAATTAAATAGGAGGGCAGCATGAGCAATAGTGGGATCGTTAATATCCGTGGCAAGGAATACCAAACCGTTGCCCTGCGGGTGCAGAAGTTTCGTGAGGCGCACCCAGAATGGGAGCTGTCAACCGAGATAATTGAGGCGAATGAGAAGTTCGTCATCATGCAAGCTCGGATTTACAACACAGACGGTAAGTGCATCGCTACCGGCCATGCCGAGGAGTTCCGGGCAGCAAGCCAGATCAACTCCACATCGGCTTTGGAAAACGCTGAGACCTCTGCAATCGGTCGTGCGCTGGC